TCAGTAAAAGTAATATTTGTTGCTCAAGAAAGTGGGTATATTGATGACTTAGGTAATATAAAAGTCGATAACAATCAAATAGCTATAATCAGAGGAGATTGGACTGACAGCAGTGGAGTATATTATAAAGATGAATTTGATCCTTCAGAAGATTATATGGGGTGTGTTAATTTAAACATAGAAGCCTATAAAGCATAAAAAAGCCTGAAATTGCTAAAGCAATTTCAGGCTTTTAAGTATTCAGCTTTTAAGCTTATTTTATATCATCAGGGATTTTATCAAAATCAAGAGTTGAATACTCTGATGCCTCTGATGTGGCGATTGGTGCTTCTGCTACTGTTTCAACTGTTGTGGCGATTGGTGCAGTCACAATAGGTGCTTCTGCTACTGTTTCAACAACTGTCGTAATTGGCGCAGTTTCAATAGGTGCTTCTGCTACTGTTTCAACAGCAGATTCTTTCAACGATTTGAAATTTGATGTAGTACTAGATTCAGTAACAACTGCTTTATCAGTAGTAACAACTGCTGCAGGTTGAGTAACAACTGCTGCAGGTCTGCCATCTGCTACGCTAGATGTTGTAGATTCTTCTTTAACATTTGTAACATTGTTGTAATTAGGAACATAAGGAGTACCGTATACTTCAAAGTATAACTCACAAAATTTGTCATAATATTGCTCACCAAAGGCACTTTTAACACATTCTGTTAAAAGTTTTTCATCTGCTTCAGATGTACCTTTATAATAAGTTTGTGTTAAATCAGGTGAATTCAATTTTAGGAAATCAAAAATTTGTCTCCCTGTTTCTGCATTAAATTCAGCTACTGTACTTTTACCACAATCAAAAGATATACCACAAATTCCATCATTGAAGAAACTTTGTTCATAAGTTGGTAAATTTTGATTACCCTCCGACACGACAATAGTTAAATCTTTACCATTAATTAGATCAAACGGTACAATAGGTTTCTTTTTAAGAGCCTGATCACCCTTAAGTAGGAAATCCAATTTGTCGTTCAAAACTTTACCAAATCTCATGATTTTGATTTTACCATTCAATTCAGGATGCTGAATATCATCATAAATCAAAAATAAGGCATAATGGTACGTGTTTCGTTTAAGAACTTCCAATTTTTTAGACAACTGGATAGGTGTCGATTGGTCGTAATTTTTTCCTTTGTCATAAACATGCTTCATATAAGCTGCTGTACATAGATCTTTCGATTTTGGGTTGTTGCTTGGAGCATCAACATACATTTTTTTGGTAGGGTCTTCGGGATTAGGAAGATAATAAACATGTTTTGTTACTCTATCTTTTCTTATTTCACCGCAATTAACATCAGGTACTAAACGACCAGTTGTTACATAACGACCATCCTTTACTTTTTCATCATCCAATTTCGTTTGATAGAAATCTTCAGACAACATGCTCTGATTTTTTTGTTCAAAATCTTCGGCTTTTACTTCAAAAATTCCATTGAATTCAAAAGTTTCATTTTTTTCTACATTTTCACTCATTTTTCAAAAATTTTAATTTAACATTAGGTTCAAAAATTCAAAATATTTTATATTTTATATAATAAGTTGGTTTCTTATTAGATTAACAAATCTTCAACTTTCATAGCAATATTATCAGTAAGTAAGAACATTGTTGCTACAGAAACAGCATTTTCAACACAGTTTCTGACAACTTTTGTCGGGTCGATAATACCAGATTCCATTAAATCAACCCTTTCAAAATCTCTATTAATGCCTGAATTTCCTTTACTTATGATATCAAAGTTAATCAATATATCAATATCTTTTGCACATAAATTGCTCAATAATTTTCTTTTTATAGAACAAGATGCCGATTTGATTAAGTCAGCAGTCAATGTACTTGGTAAAGAATTTGCTGCTCTAATATATGATACACCAGCACCAACTGATACACCTTCTTCAAGTGATGATTTTACCGCAGCTATTGCATCATCAATTCTATCTTTAACTTCATATATTTCAGTATCGGAGTTGCCACCAAGTCGGATTGTAGCTATATTACCTTTTGCGAATGATAATAAATTTCGTTTCCATTGAATATCTTCGCTTTCTTCGGGAACTCCTTTATCAACCATCGATTTAATATTGGAAGTTATTTCAGCAATTTTGAAATCCAGTTTTACTTTATTATTTTCATAAATTTGGATTGTTGTTTCATCTTTTGTAATTATAACTTTTTCAGCAGTACCAACATATTCATTGCTGAAATCAGATAATTTATTTCCTGATTCAACGTAAAAAGGTTTTGAATTTATTGCAGAAGCAATCATTGACAAATAATCTTTTCTTCTTTCACCATAGAATGTTGGTTTAACTAGACATATTTGCATTTTCTTCTGTAAATGGTTTGCAACAAGAGTTTGAACAGCCTCACCTTCAATATTTTCAGCAATGATAAGCAATGAATCATGTTTATCGTTAACAACACCAAGAAGTTTTAACATATCAGAACCTTTTGATATAGGTTGGTCTGTTATAAGTACACCACAATTGTTCAATTCACAAACCATTTTGTTTGTATCTGTCATAAACATATAACTTGTATATCCTGAAGCCACTTTGATACCACTTTGAATTGAAATGGATGTTTCGGTTGATGGCGACGGTTCAACAACAATAGCACCATGTTCATTACCAAATTTTTCATAAGCAGATGCAATCAAGTTTGAAATTTTTTCATCGCCATTTGTTGAAATCATAGCAATATTTCTAATATCTTGATTTGTTTTTGATATGATAGATTTTTCCTTAATATATTCAATCATCAAATCCTTACATGTGTTCAATTCATCACGAAGTTTGTGAACATTGTAATCAGGGTTATTTTTAAGGAATTCATTTATTTCACACATCAAAGAATAAGCAAATATAACTGTTGATGTAGTTCCATCACCAGCATTTATTGCTGTACGCATAGATGATTGCTTCAAAAGATTACTACCTATGTTTTCCCATTCGTTTTCAAGTTCGATAAATCTCGCAACGGTTACACCATCTTTTGTTGATTGTATAATTTTTTCATTCAAATGCTTTAGCAAAACATTTTTACCTCCTGGTCCAAGTGTGGATGACACAATATCGCATAGCTGTTTTGCTCCTTCAAGTATAATACTTCTTGCATCAGCACCTGATTTTATCTGTACTTTTTCGTTCATTTTCTTCTATTTTATGGTGTTTTAATATTCTGTGAATATCACGAATTAAAGAGAGGATCTCTTATGGTTTAATAGAGTATTTATTTGTTATTATGAGTAGAATATCTTCTTCTTGCATAACTCTATATGGCTCATTTTCTATTGTCAAGGATGTTCCCGAATATCGGTTAAACATTATTCTTTGACCAACTTTAGCTTCCAAAGCTTCAGAACCAGTACCGACAATCACACCAAGAGTTTGGTCTGTATCATCAAGTTTTATAGCAATAAGACCTTTCTCGGTTTCCTCTTTTTGTTCCTCGATTTTTACAAGGATTCTCTTTTTGATTACATTAACAATTACTTTTTTACCTTCCATATAAATTTATATTAATAGTTTTTTGAGTTGCTCCACTTCATTACCAATATCATTATTGGCATATTTAGCATTTACACGCCTTGTGAATAATTCATTAATGGATGTTCTCACGCATCCTTCAATTTTGTTTGTATAAACAACACCATTATTGGCTCTAATCATAGTAGCTTTATCAAATGGCATTTGTTCACCAGTGTTAGTAATTACAGTTGTTTTATCTCCACCATAGGTTTGACCAACAAATGTATCAAGACCAATATTGAGGAATTGCATGATTGAAGGATATAGACTTTCAAAGTCATAAATCCCAATATATTCGTAAAGCCCAACAATAGGGTCTATTACAAAAGCACCATCATATCCTTCATGAACATTCTCTTTTTTGATAAACACTTTGTTATACACTCTATAATAATAGTCACTAAACAAAGATTCAATAATTATAGAAACCGATGTGCCAAATAATAATTCAACTTTACCAATGTTGGTAATTGATTGCATAAGTGAATAAATATCGGTTTTTTCATCAATCATTTGCACAAGAAATGCATCAACTATACCATAGAAACAGAATTTAGGAAAATCTTTTTCATATAGTGTTTGTAAATTACCAGAATATTCAACTTTGGTAACTCCAAGTACTTCTTCAGATATAAATCCAAGCGACATTGATGTTTTATACTTTACAGATTGGTCGAAAAATTCAAAAATCTGCATGTAGTCAATTATAGGTCTATGAAGCGGTAAATCAAGTAGTATTTTATTTTCTTTATTGTACTTATCAGATAAAGAATGTGAAAAAGATTTATGAACTGGAGAAAGGATTTTAACATAATCGATTCCAAGTTTTTTGCATCTATTGAAAAAATATTGAGCATCAAATTTCAAAACATTCCAACCAAAAGTTATAGGAAACTTTATCATGTAATTTGAAATGAAATCATGATTCATGGAATATTCATCGGCATATTGGCGATATTGAAGATTAACCTTCTTAATCAATTTCTTATCCTTAACTTTGGATAAGTGATTGATTAAGTCAATTTCAATACGTTTAAGCTCTTCACCAGTCATCGGTTTTAGACCAAATATAGTTCCATTGCCGAATTCATCACATATTGTATGGAGTAAAATTTTTCCTATAGGATTTGATGCATCAGGGAATACACCATCTATGATTTCAGTTTCAATATCCCAAAACCATTTTTTCGGTTTATTATCTGAAAATATTTTGTCTTTAAGTTCTTGTGGTAAGTTATTGATATATTCTATCTGTCTGTATTTTGACAAATAATTTTTCCTTATTCTTTTTACTGGTCTATCAAATTGAGAAGTAATAACATTATGCTTATATCTATCTTCTTCTGTAGTTTCTTCCCATATAAATTTTTCATTATCAGAAATTGGTAAATTCATTATTTCAATTATACCATCTTCATTAAAGTACGAGATAGACATGTTATCAAAAATCTGCTTCGCATTTATCATTCCAATTCTGATATTAATTTTTTATAATATTCATCTGTACTCTGTACATCATCATCTTCGTCATTTTTATCAGAAAAAATCTTTGCTAGTAGCAATGTTATGATAGGAATAGGCATACCTATAATTGATGCAAATATGAATGTAACAAGTTTCTTATCAGTTATTTCACTAAAGATATTCAGTATATCATAAAAATTATTGAACATAACAGCGTTTTTATCCATATGTGATTGGATAAAATTATATGAATAATATATATTGGAAAATAATTGTATGAGTATTATAATTGCGAATACAGAAAAAACATATGATTTAGTTTTATCTTTTATTTGAGGTATTAACAATACTATTAGTACTTGAGCAAATTCATAAACAACAGCTATTGCTAATGCAAAAATTATTGGATTGCCAATAGACATTGTTTCAAATATGTGATAAGCCGAAACAAGAGAACCCAACATAACAAGTATAAAAAATATCATAAACATTTTATTATACTTGATATGAAAGTTATTACTTACCATTATAGATTGATTAATTTGACTAAATCCAATAACATTTGGGCAACATCAAATCGGTTGATTAGATATATTGATATTGCAGAAAGCGATAAAAATAGCAGAAATCTTCCAAATGTGTTTTTGTACAATATAGGTATAAACTTCAGATAAAATATTGTGTTTGTGACTTCTTCATCGGACTTCATTATAAATTTTTCTTTCCTTGTCATAACAAGTCCGTATAAATTTTGTACAGACATTGATTGCTCAAGAAATTTACAATATTCCTGAAGATACTCATCAAAATGTTTTGATTCAATTTCTTCAGGAATAACGACAACTATATACATTATTCCAAAAGTTGACATCCTTAAGTTATTAATAACTTGGTTATTAATTGTCAATTTATATTTATCTTGTATGTCTTTCAAAGAACATATATTTCTAAAACACCCTATTGTGTAATAATATAATTTTACTGTTTTCCAGTATAAAATTGCAGCTATTATTGCTACAACCACAATTTTTAATATTATTTCCATCAGCATTTTTCGATTAAATCGTTAAAATATTGTTTTATTTGAGATTCTTTATATACATGCTCGAGTACATCGGGAAGAATTATATCTTCATCTTCTTCCAAACATTCTATAAAAACTTCACAAACTTCATCAATAAATTCTTTATATTCTTTATAATTATTTTTAGGTAAAGAATTAAGTATATCTTCATTAAATTCTTCAATATCTTTTTTGTTTACACCTTCCAAAACAGAATAATTTGTGATGGAATTTTTAATGGAATTTAAAATAGCTAGAGATTTACTTTTCATTTCAGTTTTTATTTCTTTATATTATAAATATGAGTTGTTTTTCAAGATGCTTGTGATAAACAATTATTTTTGAAATGTGATTGATATGATTTCATAACTTTCATTACATCAGCTGGTAAAAGCAATTGTTGATTTGTATCAAAAGAATTTGCATATTCTTGTTCAAATGATTCAATAGAACCACCAAGATTTGCAATTTCTTGTTGTTTCCAATTTTCATCACGACCTTCAACCTCAAAATAATCAACACGAATAGGATTAAAATAATTTTTACCAAGCAGTCCATCTGTATAAAGTTGCCAAAATAAATTTCTTCCCCTTGCAGTTGATGTTATAATCATTTTTGCTGTTTGTGAAGAAGACATTGTTGGAAATATTGTTGTATAGAATACCTTCAGTACTGTTGGGTCAATTAACGCAAACTCATCACAATAAAGTATACCATTAACTGTTAATCCAGCTCCAGCTTTTTCCGTTGCAGTTTCACCCTTTATAGAGCAACCATTATCATACACTTTCCTTTTTTGGTTATCTGTACATATACCAAGTTTCATATAAAACGGTAAGTTATCATATACCGTTTCTATTTTTTCAATAAGTTCTTTTACTTTATCATCGGTTGCAGAAGTACAGGCCACACCCTTATCGTAATTTGTAAGAAGATACCACATTATGAAAATACCTGATATAATTGAATTATGGCTCAATATATCATTCGAAAAATAACTCATTTCACCCGAACCTATTGTAACATCAAATGTAAATTCTCTTGGTAATTTTTGAATCATAACAACTCTTGATAAACCATATTTTGTTACCAAGAATGTTTGTCTTGTGATATTTTTAGCCTCAACAATTTGCATGTTGGAATCATAAAATAAATGGTTTATTGAACATTTAACACAACAACCGTTTTTAGTTGTTATCTTAAGTATTTCTGAATTGGTTTTTATATGAACAGCAGATAAGTGTTGGCTTCCTTTAACACCACCTATAAGCGTGTTGTTTTTAGGAACAACAGAATTAATTATACAAT